ATATAATACCTTTAACAAAAGGTGGTTCACATTCTATAAAAAATTCTATAATTTTATGTAGAACGTGTAATTCAAAAAAAAGTAATAAGGATTTTGAAGTTTGGTTAAATGAATTAGATAGTAAATATATTGATAATTTTTATAAAAAAATAAAAAATAATGATAATTTAATTAATATAAAAACAAGGTTTGAAAAATGGCATCAACAGGTGGAATAGTAATTGGTTCACATTATGACCAAGCTAGAACCAAAAAAATGCAATGTGATGCTGATATTGCTCATTTAGAATTATTACAAGTTAAAAAAGAATTACTTTCTGCCAACGATGTTTTAAGTGCTTGGACAGAAGTATTAGCAGCTATGAGGGCAAAGATGTTATCATTGCCAACTATAACTGCTCCATTAGTTGCCAATGAAACAGACATTGGCGCAATTCAACATATAATTGAAAAACAGATACATGAAGCATTAAATGAATTATCAACTTATGAACCCAATCAGCCAAACGGAAGCACAACAGACATTAAGGCAGACTATAAAGTCAGCGATGTCAGTTCTAAAAGCACCTCCAAAGTTAACAATAACGGAATGGGCAGACCAAGAAAGGCGACTAAGCTCCGAAGCTAGTGCTGAACCCGGTAGGTGGTATACGTCAAGGGCAAACTATCAAAAAGGCATAATGGATGCTATCTCTGATCCACTAATTAGGGATTGTGTTGTTATGGCAGGTGCGCAAGTTGGCAAGACTGAAATGCTTCTTAATGTTATTGGTTTTCATGTAGGTCAAGACCCTGCTCCGATGTTAGTTGTGCAACCAACTTTAGAAATGGCACAATCATTTTCAAAAGATAGACTTGCACCAATGTTAAGAGATACACCTAATCTTAAAGGGAAAGTAAAAGATCCTAGAGCAAGGGATGCCAATAATACAACTACACACAAAGTCTTTCCCGGTGGACACGTTTCATTAGTGGGTTCTAATTCACCATCTGGATTAGCATCAAGACCAATTAGAATTGTTTTATGTGATGAAGTAGATAGATACCCGGCATCAGCAGGTTCAGAGGGTGACCCAGTTCAACTAGCTAGAAAAAGAAGTGCTACATTCTGGAATAGAAAAATAGTAATGGTATCAACACCAACTAATAAAGGTGCATCAAGAATTGAAAATGCTTTTGATGAAAGTGATAAGAGATTTTATTATGTGCCTTGTCCAGATTGTCATCACGAGCAGAAATTAAAATGGTCAAATGTGCAATGGGAAAAAGATAAGCCAGAAACAGCTTGTTATGTTTGTGAAGAATGTGGTTCAGCTTGGGATGATCCCAAAAGATATAGAGCAGTTAGATTAGGAAAGTGGAAAGCTACAGATGAATTTAAAGGTGTTGCAGGTTTTCATATTAGTGGGATTTATTCTAGTTGGACACCATTAGCTGATGCTGTTAGGGATTTTCTCAGCGCCAAAAAAATGCCAGAAACATTAAGGGTATGGACAAACGTTTATCTAGCTGAAACGTGGGAAGATCAAGGTGAACGTGTCGATGATTATGCAGTTGCAGAACGTGCTGAACCATTTGGTGATAAGTTAGATGCAAACATAATGCTTTTAACTTGTGGTGTTGACGTGCAAGATGATCGATTAGAATTAGAGGTTGTTGGTTGGGGTAAAGATGAAGAAAGTTGGAGTGTTGATTATCGAACTTTATATGGTGATCCATCAACACCTCATTTATGGAATGATTTGGAAAATATTCTAAAAAATATTTATGAAACTGAGGATGGTAGACAAATACAAATTAGATCAGCTTGTATTGATAGTGGTGGACACTATACACAAGCAGTTTATAATTTTGTTAGACCTAGAGAGGGAAGAAGAATTTTTGCCATCAAAGGTATGGGTGGAGAAAGTAGACCCATAGTCTCAAGACCTACTAGAAACAATATTGGGAAAATTAGATTATTTACTTTAGGTGTTGATAGTATCAAAGAACTTATTTTCTCAAGATTAAAAATAAATGAGGTTGGTGCAGGTTATTGCCACTTTCCAGATGATAGACCAGATGAGTATTTCAAACAATTGGCATCAAGTGAGAAAATAGTTACAAAATTTCATAAAGGTTTCCCAAGAAGAGAATTTGTAAAAACAAGAACTAGAAATGAGGCATTAGACTGCAGGGTTTATGCTATTGGAGCATTGTCAATTTTAAACTTAAATTTAAATGTTATTTCTGATAGAATACAAAATGAAAAAGTAAAACCGACAGAAGAACCATCTAAAAGACCTGTTAGACCTAATCGTTTTAGGGGAAATAGCTTTGTAAATGGGTGGAGATAATAGCTATGGCAAAAAAATGCATTTTGGGTTATAGTAACTTGACAAAATAAAAATTTGTAAAAAGGATTTATTGTGGCTAACCTTTTTGATGCAGATAATGCTCCTACAGAAGAACCAGAAGAATTTGTAATAGGTGACTTTGTTCAATGGAAAAGAACAGATTTATCAACTGATTATCCGAATACCACTCATACTATGGCATATGTTGCTAGAATTAGAGAGGGTGGTTCTAATGAGATAACAATAAATGGAACTAATTCTAATAGTGATTATTTATTTACAGTAACAAGTGCAACTAGTGAATTATATGTTGAGGGTAATTATCATTGGCAATTAGAAGTTACAGAAACAGCTAGTGGAAATAGAATTGTTATAACAACTGGTGAATGGGAAATTAAGCCAGATTTAGATGTTAATAATGCAGATCCACGATCACATACTGAAATAATGTTAGATAAAATTGAAACTGTTTTACAGGGTAGAGCAGATGCCGATGTTTTATCATATTCTATTAATGGTCGTTCTTTATCTAAGATGTCACCAGATGAATTAGTTCAATGGAGAAATTATTATAAAAAAGAACTAGCAATGCATAAAAGAAAAGAATTAATTAAAAGAGGTAAACCAACAGGTGCAACTATTTCGGTGAGGTTTTAGATGGGTATTTTTGATTTTTTAAAACGTGACCAAAATCCAAAAAGAATGAAAAAAAGAAATTATGGTGGTGCTAGAGGTGGTCGCTTATTTGGTGATTTTGTTGGTTCTTCATTTAGCGCAGATAGTGAATTAAGATATAACCTTGAAGTTTTAAGAAATAGATCAAGGGAATTAGTTAGAGATAATGAATTTGCAAAGAGATATATTAACTTAATTAAAACAAATGTAGTAGGTGACAAGGGTTTTCATCTTCAAGTAAAAGCTAGAAATGATGATGGCACATTAGATAGACCGGGAAACACAATCATTGAAAATGCTTGGAAAAGTTGGGGGAGATTAGGTAATCCAACTGTTGATGGTCGAATGAGTTGGCTAGATTGCCAAAAATATGCCATAGAAGCATTAGCTAGAGATGGTGAAGTATTTATTAAAAAGCTATCTGGTAAAAGATACAAAGATAATTTTAGTTTACAATTAATTGAAGCTGATCTTGTAGATGAAAAAAAGAATGAAGTTCTGCAAAATGGCAACCAAATTAGAATGGGTGTTGAGTTAGATAGCTATCATAAACCTGTTGCTTATTGGATTTTAACTAGTCATCCCGGAGATAGACATTACAATAAAACACCGGGACAAAAGCATATTAGAGTTCCGGCAGAGGAAATGATCCACGTTTTTATGCCAACTAGAACACATATGACTAGAGGTGAGCCTTTTATGGTGTCTGTAATAAGCACTTTAAAAATGTTAGGTGCTTATAGAGAAGCTGAAATAATTGCTGCTAGAATTGGCGCATCTAAAATGGGAATGTTAACAACACCTAATGCAGATGATTTTATGGGTGATGATTTGCATGATAATCATATGCCATTAATTGATGTTGAGCCGGGAACATTTCACCAACTTCCTGCAGGTTATGATATTAAGATGTTTGATCCAGATCATCCCAATACTGGATTTGCAGAATTTGAAAGTGCTATGCTTAGAGGTGTAGCATCTGGATTAAATGTTAGTTATGCAGCTTTATCAAGTGATTTATCTTCTGTTAATTATAGTTCAATAAGACAAGGAGCATTAGATGAAAGAGATGGTTATAGAAGTCTTCAAGAATTTATGGTTCAACATTTTGCCGAAGTTGTGTTCAAAGATTGGCTCTCAAGTGCGATGGACTTTGGAACAATACCAATACCATCAACTAAATTCGATAAATTTTATGATAATACTTCTTTTAGGGGTCGTGGTTGGAATTGGATTGACCCATTAAAAGAAATAAATGCTGCAGTTGTTGGATTGCAGAATGGTATATTATCGCATCAAGATGTTGCTGCTCATTATGGTCGTGATGTTGAAGAAACATTTAGCCAGATTAATCGTGATAAAGAAATGGCTAAACAATTTGATTTATCTATGGCATTTGAACCATTTGGTCAAAAGTTCCCGGCAGAGCCAGAGGTAACTAGTGGGGATGATGATG